TCAAATCAAGCATCGCACTCTGAAGCAAGTAGCCATCTGCCTGCTTCCTTTGATCTGCGAGAAGTTTGTGGCAGTGATCACCAATCCCCCCTGTGCGCGAGCAGCTTTCAGTCCAGCTTTTGTTCGTTCAACAATCAGTTCACGCTCCATTTCAGCCAGGGCACCCATCACATGAAAGAAAAAGCGTCCCATTGAGGTACTGGTATCAATTGAATCCGTCAGACTACGAAAGTTGATGCCTCGTTCGCGCAACTCCTCCACCAGCACGACAAGATGCCGCATACTGCGCCCCAGCCGATCCAGCTTCCAGACAACCAGAGTGTCACCTTCCGATAATGTCCTGAGCAGTTTTTTCAATCCCGGCCTTTCGGACTTTATACCGCTTATCTTGTCTTCAAAAATCAGCTCGCATCCTGCACAGTTCAGCGCATTACGTTGTAGATCTGTGTTCTGGTCATTTGTTGACACACGTACATAGCCAATAAGCATGGTAGATCTCCCTGACAAAAGCAGGGATGATGCCATTTGCTCGTTATTTCTACATTTTCATAAACGTTGGTTTGGGAGAAGCGGCGAAAAGGGATGTGGGCACAGGAGATAATCAGATACCGGATATGGGAGCATTCGCTTCTGGTTCGGGATGGTTCAGGCTACCAGGTGGATATATTGTTCAGTTTGGCACTTTTTCAGGAAACACGACCCGCTTTATCAGTGGACACTTCCCTATACCATTCCCTAATCAGCCGATGGTTTCAGTCAGTGTTATGTCTGATGCCGTTCAGTCAGACCCGTCGAATCCTGCCCCGCAGGTTTTGTCTGTAAATTTTGAACATATCAGTAATTCAGCGTGGCGTGTGGCAACCAGTGATATCTCACAGCAATACAGATTCAGTTATATTTCGATAGGATGGTAGAAATGCAGAAATATATTTTCAGTGCCGATAAAAATGCGTTTTTCCCTGTGGAGCTTAAAATCGCTTATCAGGAATCCGGCGAATGGCCCGATGATGGAATCGAAATTGACGACACTGTTGCCGCCGAATTTATGAAGGAAGCACCAGAAGGAAAATACAGAGGCGTCATCGACGGAATGCCTGCATGGATTGATATTCCACCGCCAACTCACGAGGAACAAATTGCCGCAGCCGAACTGGAAAAGCAGCAATTGATTGATCAGGTCAACGAATACATAAACAGTAAGCAATGGCCTGGTAAAGCGGCGATTGGTCGCCTGAAAGGTGAGGAACTGGCGCAATATAATTTGTGGCTGGATTATCTGGATGCACTGGAATTGGTAGATACTTCCAGTGCTCCAGATATTGAATGGCCTATACCTCCGGGGGGACAGGCCAGTTAATATTCTCTGGGTCGGTTGTCACATCAGTCGCCTTAATATCATTCTTATACGTCAGCCACGCCGACAGTTTTGCTCTGTTGGCGTCGCTAATTTCTCCCAGCATCAACTCTGTACGCCAGTCGAGCATCACATCATCAGCATGAGACAGTAGTTGCTGGCGTTTATTTTCTGCGACCTGAACTAACTCTTCTTTTGTTGGAGGGGGAATATCAGCCCAGGCTGGCATTCCATTCACGCTGGAGAGAATTTTCCCCTGCGGCCATACACCACCGTATTCCGCTCTTACGGTATCGCTGATTGCAACGGCATCTGATAAATCCCAGCCAGCATCGATATATTCCTGCATTAGGGACTCGGGAAAAAATGACAGGTTTGCGGGAGACCATAAAAATTCCATAATTAACGCCCTATTGAATACACCATTACATCCAGTGAGCTGGATGTATATGTACTGGTTGCAAGAAATGAAGAAAGATTGTTATTGGATGCACTGACAAATGGACTCGCCGCCACGTTAATGGTGCGGCTTTCAGTGTTGGCCCATGAGCCAATAACCGTTGATGTGAACGGGATTAAATAGTTTGCTGATACTGTAGCCCCTGTAGTACCAGATGCTGCAGGAATACTTACTCTTTTCCACTGCAACATCCAGTTCTGAGGAAACCGTACATATCCTCCATTCAGTTCATTCCTGAATTCAAAACTACCCATATCCGGGATCTGATTTCCCCCTGTGCCCACATCCCGTTTTGCCGCCTCTCCCAAACCAAGGTTTTCGAGAGCCGTTTTCACCGTGCCATCCGCTTTGATATCGCCAAACGGATTTTTGCGGCTTAACAGCAGCGCACGAAGCGCGGTAAGCAGCTGGTCGTGCCGCGCCTTCTCGAGACTGGCACCGGATGCCTCCACAACGCTGCAAAGCTCCTCCTGCAACATGTCAAAGTAGTCATCATCCAGATCGGTGGCAGGCGTGCCAGTCTGGGGGTTACCACGGGTAAAACCGTTTTTACCCGCGCCGAACTTATCCTTCTGCGCGGTTTTCGTGTCTATACGATGCATGGATTACTCCGGATATTTAAAAATTACGTAGGTATGCGACGGGCAGAGTTTGTTAAGCACGCACTCGACAACGGTGTCCCCCCAGATACGCAGTGCGGAATCACAGGGATCGCCACATGTCATCCAGGTGGTGTTGGTGGCGGCTGGCATGTTGATCTGCCAGTAATACCGCCATTCAGGCGCGTTCACAGCGTCAGTACAGGCCGATGAGCAGGTGAACGTGCTTTTGTCGTATCGCGTGATGGTGGCATCTGGTCTGCCCAGGGCAGCAAGCTGTGCAAGATAAAAATCCTCGTTGATGCCGCCCGCCAGGTTAACCTTCGCATCCAGCCGTTGCTGACGCTGGCGAAGGGTCTGTGTCCCTGCGGGAATACATTCATCCGGCAGACCGCACAGACGCTCCCAGCGGTTTATCAGTTCAGTGGTGGTGCGCGGATCCAGCTCCCGCATCAGGGCATCCGCACGCTGATGAACGCGGGTTAATGACGGTGCCGCACCGGCAATCGCCGGATCGCTGGCTGACCACGCCGGACCGGGGGGCAACAGTGCCGACAACAGACGGATGTAATCATCGTTTGTCACGTCCATGAAATCGTCCCCAGTACCGCCAGTTCATTTTTTGCAATGGAGATATTGTCTGCCGGTGCAAGCAACTGATGGCTGTATTCCCCGTTCGCACCGGAAATCGCCTCACTGATACGCGATACCTTCAGTTCTCCCTGCGGATATAGGGTTTGTCGCGGTTCGGGTATTCATGTGTTTCCACACGGCGACCGGTTCCCGCACTTTCTTCTTCAACCTTAAACGGCACGCCGCGAAATGACGCGTCCTGAAGCCTGTCTTTCCACGTCATATATACTCCGAAAATTAAAAAGCCACCTATTAGAAGGTGGCCTTGTAATGAATTTTATTAATTAGCGAGTCAGAAACAACGAATCTTTATACTTTTGCTGTTGTTCATTTAAATACTTAGCTGTTTCATCGCTGGCAAATGGAAATATTACCGTATTTTTAGGCATGGTAATTTCTTTTTTGTCCAGCGTCAGAGTAAACATAGGAACATACTGAGCAGAGTAACGCACCGCAGAAACGAGCTCTAGTTTAGACTCTTCAATAACACTTAAATTATCCAGGCTAACTTTCTCTTCATCTTTTTTCTTTGACGCATTTAAAGTTTTTATTACTTTATTTAATTTCTCCTGAAAATCCTCCTTAAAGTTTTCAGGATTGCCGTCGACAACAAGAATCTGTTCACCCTGATTATCTGGAAAAATAATCTTTGCACTTATCAATTTATTTTCTTTATAAACATCACCAAGTTTTATGGCTCCTCCAGATAACTGAATAATATGTTCATCTTTAAAGGAGATGTTGCCAGAGATTATGAGAGATGAAAAAATAGCCGCTGCTCCAAGAATTACACTTGCTGTGATATAGCCTTTCATTTTTCGCCTATTAACATTTTTCTAAATGTGCATTAATTCTATCACTCTATTTATGACTTACAACCAGCAATACATGTGAGGGGAATCCTGGCTACCAAAATCGGGTATAGCCAACATCGTGATTTATATCAATGCCACTGGAGCGTGTTTCCGTAACCCGCATACCTGGTGGCATATTTATAAATGATACCTTGATCTCACCATCAACTTTTGGCGCGGTAGCTTTATTAATCATGAAGGGATTCGAGCCTGTGGCATCGGAGGCGTTGTTTGCCTGAGCCGGATCCACCGCCGGATAAGGAGTGTATCCCCGTGCCGGTATTCCCGTCCCATAAGCATCATAAGCACCCGCGCCCCACTGCGCCGAGTTAATGGTATCGACCGTGTCACCGGAACTGCCGGTAAACCATTCAATAATCGGCTTCAGCTTATCCCACATATCCTGAAACCACTTAACAACCGGTCCCCAGTTATTGATCACCATCCCCAGCGGCGACCAGGCAAAAACCTTCTTCAGAAGTTCCCGGCCAGCCTCAAAATAAGGACCAATGGTTTCCCAGAGCTTCTTGAAATAAGGTCCGACAACATCCCAGTTAGTGATAATTAATCCCGCAGCCAGAGCAATCGCCGTCGCAATCATGCCAATCGGCGTCATCGACATGATCCTGCTGACAATACTGATGGCACTGCCCACGCCCATCAATCCCAGTTTCAGAATCGCAAGACCGGCAGCAAGCCCGACGACGCCGCGAATAACCCGGGGATTTTCATCCGCAAACTTCGTGAATTTTTCCCCCAACTCCCCCAGCCATTGCGTGATATTTTTAGCGTCACCAGAAAATGCGCCGCCAATAGCTGCAAGACCGTTAGTTGCGGTCCCCGTCATTGCCTCCCACAGGTTGGACAGCGTACCAAGCTGTGCCTGAACACGTTTATTCAGGCTGGCCTGTTTATTCATCTTCTGCTGGATCTGATCGTAACCATCCTTTCCTTTATCGATCAGAGCATTGACCACCTGAAGGGTTTCGGCATCATCACCAAATATTGCCTTAAGTACACCTGTTCGCTTAACGTCGGTCAGTTTTCGCAGCTTTGCCAGTTGCTTAAACATGTTATCAAGACCGCCAAAACTCCCTTTGCCGTCAGTAAAATCGAGCTGCACTCCGAGTTTCTGGCGGGCCATGACTTTATTGACGTCCCTGATTTTCTTAACGCTTAATCCGGACTGGATAACTTTTCGCAGGGCATTACCTGCCGACTCCCCGTTCATCCCCATCTGATCCATCATGACGCTGATAGGGGCAAGGCTCTGTGCAGCCTGAAGTCCGTCCTTATTCACCATCTTCAGAACAGAACTGGTTTTAGTGAAGAAGGACAACATGTTGGTATCGTCAACGCCCAGATAAAACGCCTTCTGGATAGTGTCGAACAGTCCCATCATGTCTTCTGACGCAGTTCCGGTAGCATCCTGCATCTTTGCAGCAAACTCAGCAGCCGCTTCCGGTGTTTTTTTCAGTTGTACCGCAAGATAAGCTGTCGCTTTACCCACACCACCAAGAATGTTTTCTGCCGGGATCCCCTGACGCACCAGCATCTGCATCATGTTCTGGAAATCAGCCGTTGTACCGGGTAGCTGGTTACCCAGGCCAATAGCCAGTTTATTGATGTCCTGAAAGCTCTTTCCAACCTCGCCGTTCGCATCCATCATGGCGACTTTCAGCCCGGTGGCGGCGTTTTCCTGATCGGCATAAGATTTCAGGGAAAGCGTCAGACCCGCTGCCAGTCCGCCACCAAGCGCCAGCCCACCCTGTGACGCTTCTTCCGCCTGGCGTTTAAATCCCCGGATTTTCTTTTGCATTTTCGACAGCGCGGGAGAAAGCCTGTCGACACCGGTGATCAACGCCTTAAGCTCAAATTCAGCCATGTGTGCGTTTCTCCTGCTCTATCCTGTTTGCCTGACTGACCAGTAAGGGAATTTCACTGATCGGCATATTCAGCAATTCGAAAGGATTAATGCGCCAGTAGCTGGCGCAGTCAAAGAAGCGATCAGTGAGGTATTCAGCCGTCAGGCCTGGAGGAAAAAACCAGCCACAAGCCACGCCGCTGCATTCAGGTCTGCCGGAGACATCTGGTCGACAGAGTTTTGCGGCACTTTCGCCAGCCGCACAATGTATTTCGACACCACATGCGCCAGAAGTCTGACGGACTCATCCTGATTCATCTGGTAGGGATACCCCAGCTCGCGGACATCTTTCCCGGTGGGCTCATCAAACTCCAGTACGGAGAGTGTCTCGCCATGAGCGGTAATCGGTTTCTTTAACTCAAGCTCTTTCATTACTGGTAATCCCCTTCTTCACCGTGGAACTCAAGATCGACCGTGCCTTCTTCGGCATTATGGTTCGCTTCGCCGTGCAGCCAGGCAGACGACAGTACATAGACCTGACCGTTCGCCAGCTCGGCAGTGATGGTCATCTCATCAGACGAGGTGATTTTGCTCACCGGAAAATTCTTCGGCACCTTGAAGGTCCCTTTGACATAGGGCGCACGGTGAGTTTCCTTGCGGTCCACTGAACCGTCCAGGCCGATGATGTCATCATTGACCGTCCTGTTCATGGGCACCTCAATGCCGCCGGTCAGCGATAGCTGCTGACCGTCAATTTTGAAATAACAGGTTCCCCCGATACGGGCCATTATGCAGACTCCTCTGAATACTGAAGACGGAACTGGTTAACCAAGGCAAAGACACGCAACTGGTTAACATAGTCAGGCGGGAACAGCGTGTTCAGGCGGTTCGGATCGCTGGCATCACGCTCCACAACCAGGTACTGCTTAAACAGTTCGTAGTTTTCCACGATCCCCGCACGCTCAAGCTGACGGTAGGTTGCCAGCAGTTCCCCTTTGATTACCGCCGGGGTGACAATCGCCTGACCGGGACCAAAGCGGGTACCGTCGCTGGCAAGCTTGTGACGCCCGTACTTACTGGTAATGACGGATTTCAGTTTGCGCAGTACATACGCACTGGTATGCAGCGTCTCGCTGTCGAGGTAGCTGTTATCCGCAACCCCGTAAGCATTTTTCCTGTACGTGGTGACATCACGCTGAATGCGCAGCCCCCCGCTTTCGACATACGCCGTTGCCACGCCATGAGACAGCAGGGTCTGCTGCTCGGTCATCGTGAACCGTTTCCCCTTCGGCGCAGGCAGCATACCCACCAGCTCACCGGTCTGCGTGGGACGTGCCGGATCGTTGCGGATAAACACCGCTGCGCGGGCGGTACGGCTTGCCGCCAGCTCGTCGGCAGGCGTCTGGGTCTCTTTTTCGTACCCCGCCAGGGTGATGTGCTGCTGGTTAAACTGGTCACCTGCGTTCACCAGTTCTGACAGTGTGCCGGTCTTTGCCGTATACACATGACCATACAGCTGACGCGCATAGCTCCAGCGACCGCTGGTATCGTTCATCTCGGTCACTGTCCCACTTCGAACCGTAGCCGCGCTGATGACGGGATTGTCCTGGTTTGTATTGCTTCCAGCCTTCGCTTTTGTGGCTTTCGCAGTAGCCTGACGGGTCTGTGGTTGTAGAGCGGCAGCCGCGAACACGGCAGGCTTTTGGGGTTCGAGGGGGCATTATTAATGTCCTAAATAGTTTCCTCTCTAAAAACTAATTTGTGTTAGGGAAATCATTAAATGAAGTGAACCTTTTAGTACCCACTGTAAAATTCACTTCATTAATATTTAACCAAATACAATGAATGTTCCAAAAGATGCTAATGATATATTTATCAGAGAATCCATACGAGCCTTAATTTCTGGCGTATCCTCGACCTCAGTACGCCATTGATTGACTGCCTCAATCATATCTCGACAAAACACATCTATTTGCAACTGAAGTTTGCCATTTAAGTGATTTAAATGCACTTGGCAATTTGGCCTAGGTGGTGGTGTAAAATTAAACTGCATCATTCTTTTCCTGTTCTCTGGATCCTGTCCAGCATGTAAACAAGAACAACGATACAGCCAAAAATCATCCGCATAAAATCGACACTGTTCATGTGTACCGGATGTATATTTATTTTCAAGATAACGAGAAACCCAATCTTTATACCATTTCCCTGTTTCACCCTTACCTATTTTGGGACGTTCAACGCTCCTGCAAATATCAGGCATAGCAAGAGCCATAAACAATGCCGCTAACCAATTCTCACTTTCAATTGAAGATTCAATTGATTTTATAAACCTTTCCATAACTCACCTTTATATTATTTGATGATTATATTTATAGCACAGTTACAATCATTTTCCGGAAAATATTTATTCATTTTGATATCCTATTTTTAGAATATCCTTTTTATCTCTATTGCATTGCGCTAATGCAGATAACAAACTCGCATTCAGTTCCAGGCTAGCACCATATGTCAGTGGACTAGGTACAACTGGAATCGGTGTTTCAGAAGTCAGGCTGGCTGGCAGTGGTACCGCCGGAGTGTTCACGTAAACTGTCCGCGTACTTCCGCAACCGGTCAGCAGCGGCAGCAGGCACAGGACGTGAAGCACAATCATCATCCGCAACAGCCACTTTGATATCTTCCTGGGTTCTCTGTGACTCCAGTGCAATCTGCTGTTTTGCATGCTGGTTAGCCTCTATAACTGTATTGATGATTTGCAGTGATTGCAGAACGTTACGGGTAATGGCAGTTGCTGATTCAGCATTTCGTATAGCCTCATCAACACGCTCCTTTTCGTGCAGATATTTGCTGTAGTAATGCCCGGCAGACCAGATGAAGGAACCAATGACGGTAACAAAGAAGGCAACAATAACCAGCTTATATCTCAGCTTCATTTACTACCCCACCAGCCTCTTTAAACCGGGAAATCAGGTCGCCAATTTTATGTTCATACTGACCGTAACCTGCACCAGGTAACGACGCCCAGATATTGCTGCAACGATCGATAGCCTGACGGATATCACCGCGATCAATCATCGGTAAAGCGCCACGCTCTTTAATCTGCTGCAATGCCACAGCGTCCTGGCTTTTCGGAGAGAAGTCTTTCAGGCCAAGCTGCTTACGATAGGAATCCCACCAACGGGAAAGAAGCTGGTAGCGCCCGGCTGCTGTTGATTTGAGTTTTGGGTTTAGCGTGACAAGTTTGCGAGGGTGATCGGAGTAATCAGTAAATAGCTCTCCGCCTACAATGACGTCATAACCATGATTTCTGGTTTTCTGCCGTCCGTTATCCGTTCCTTCTGACCATGCCACCATATCGAGGAAAGCTTTACGCTGAGGATTAAGATTTTGCATTTTTCACCCCTGTCAGTCGTTCCCAGAAGTACGTCAGTGCAACCGAACCCATTGCACCACTAATCCCCGCTGTCGCGAGAATCATGTAAATACTGAATCCACTTTCGATGCTGATCAGGCCACCAATAACACCGGTGAATCCTGATATCCGGTCTTAAGTCAGATTTCGTAATTGCACCTGACGTGCATTGCTCAAGTTTTTTAGCCAGCACAAAACTGGCTTTTTTATAGCCATTGAAAACCAGCCGTAAGTAGCCAGGTGTTGAGCCAACTTTTCCGGCCAACTCGCCCTGCTGTTCTTTGGTTAAAGAGTCCCAATACGCTTTCATACAATATGTACCTCCGGTGTACATATTACATGATTAAAATGAACCTTCAAGATACTTGTACCTTAACGGTACAAGGGTTTTAATTTCGTTATGAAAACAATCCATGACATCCGGCGGTCTAACGCCAGAAAACTGAGAGATGGTGTTGGCGGGAATTCTTCCTTTGCCACTATGATTGATCGCGAGCCAACCCAGACCAGCAGGTTTATGGGAGATGGTGCTACTAAAAATATCGGTGACAGCATGGCACGACACATCGAAAAATGTTTCGACCTACCTGTCGGATGGCTCGATCAAGAACACCAGACAACGAACATCACAAAAAAACCTGATGTTTCAATCACTAATAAACAAATCACATTAGTCCCTGTCATATCATGGGTACAGGCCGGAGCATGGAAAGAAGTTGGATATTCTGAGGTTGATTTGAGCACAGCAGAAACGTATCCCTGCCCTGTACCCTGTGGGGAAATGACTTATATCTTGCGGGTGATAGGTGATTCAATGATTGATGAGTACCGCCCGGGAGACATGATTTTTGTCGATCCTGAAGTACCTGCCTGCCACGGTGACGACGTTATTGCATTGATGCACGATACAGGTGAAACCACCTTCAAAAGGTTAATAGAAGATGGGACACAGCGTTATCTCAAAGCGTTAAACCCAAACTGGCCTGAGCCTTACATTAAGATCAACGGTAATTGCTCTATAATTGGTACAGTGATTTTCTCAGGAAAACCAAGAAGATACAAAATCAAAGCCTAATCAATGTTTATGAACCTGCTTCGGCAGGTTTTTTTATACTTGACAATGTACCTTTGAGATACATAATGTACCCAAGAGAAACAACGAACAGGCAGGACGCCCACGAAGTAGCCGCCTGGGGCATATGAAGTCCAGGATGATTCGTTAGCAACAAAAAAGCGCCCTACAGGACGCTTAGCTCTTTAACAATCTGGTCCCCATCAACAAGTAACTGATAACTTGAGGAGATGTGAAATGCACAAAACAGAACCCAAAATCGTCGCGCCTGGCTACACAGATGAGGAAATTTATGAGTGGATGACAAAGAAGCTGGCAGCTATAAACCAGCTTCGTGAAGTGCTGTCTTATCGACAGGAAACAATAGACTCCTTAAAAAAACTGGATCAGGAAATCACGGTTTTATCACAGGATGTTACTTTAGATATTGTGCAGACAAATTAGGATCCCATTCATTTTCGTCAAAATCATCAAAGTGATGAATTTGTGATCTCCAGTCTCGATAATCTAAAAATTTCTGGGCGGTTACGCTTATTTTATCAAGTGTGAGTTCATCCTGAATTGAAAGAAGAAGTTCATCAAATTTCATCTCATTAATCTGTTTTGGCATCCAGTGATGCTTCATCAGAATAAGGTGAACCAGAGCCTTTTTCCCATTCAACTGATTATAGGGAGTGCCGAATTTCTTCCGGTGCTCATGTAAGACAAGGTCCAAAAGAGTAAGTAATGTTGCCCTTGATTCAACTTTGCTTATTTCGACTGATGACACTACCCCACTGATTTCAATGCCCCGATACTTTCCAACATTTTCACAGTGGGATTTGTACAGCGTATAGATATTACCGGACATTTCTTTTCCTTTTGCGTTGTTGGGGATAACCAGATTAACCGAATCCTTGTTGTTGGGGAATAACTAGGTCCACCTCGCCTGATGTGGCTAAAAGCAGGCACATAACAGCTAAGTATTTTCAACCAGAGAGAATCCTTAGCGTTGTGGTGAATGCGGCTCAGCGCACGCGGGTTAAGGTTGAGGCTGACAGTCGACCTTCTGTGGATACCCACCCGCCTGGTGTGCAACCTTCGCCAGGCACCGGGAGGCACCCGGCACCACAACTTTATGCTGTGTGTAGTCTTGGCGGTACCAGCTTGTACCCTTGCTTCCGGCTGGTACCGTCCTTTTTACAAAACAGAGAAGAGCATCACCGGACGACGGGCTCATAACCCAATCCATCCGGGCGGCAGTCACCGCAGGTGTTCTTCTCTGTTTTGTGGAGAAACTAACCGACCTTGCAGGGTCGATATGATGAGGAGCAGCAAAATGGCTAGCGAACGCAGTACTGATGTGCAGGCATTTATCGGGGAGCTGGACGGCGGCGTATTTGAAACCAAAATCGGCGCAGTTCTCAGTGAAGTCGCTTCCGGTGTGATGAACACGAAAACCAAAGGTAAGGTCTCGCTCAACCTGGAAATCGAACCGTTTGATGAGAACCGAGTGAAAATCAAACACAAACTCTCATATGTTCGCCCGACTAACCGCGGGAAAATTTCCGAAGAAGACACCACCGAAACGCCGATGTATGTCAATCGCGGTGGTCGCCTGACTATTCTGCAGGAAGACCAGGGACAGTTACTGACTCTTGCCGGTGAACCTGACGGAAAACTCCGCGCAGCAGGTCGTTAATATCGTTTTTAATTAACTGATTATTTATCTCATCACTGAATATCTTTATATAGTGAGGACTTATTATGTCTCAGAACTTAGACGCAACCGCAATTAATCAAATCCATGCCCTTATTTCTGCTCAGGGTGTTAATGAAATTATCAGTAAGATTGGTGCCGATGCTGTGGCATTGCCTGAGAATTTCCGCATTCATGATCTGGAAAAATTTAATTTAAATCGCTTCCGTTTCCGTGGTGCGCTTTCCACTGCCAGCATCGATGACTTTACCCGTTATTCTAAAGATCTTGCAGATGAAGGCACCCGCTGCTTTATCGATGCTGATAATATGCGTGCCGTCAGTGTGCTTAACCTGGGTACTATTGATGAACCAGGTCACGCAGATAACACCGCCACACTCAAACTGAAAAAGACAGCACCGTTCTCTGCTCTGTTGTCTGTTAACGGCGAGCGTAACTCCCAGAAGTCACTGGCAGAATGGATTGAAGACTGGGCCGACTATCTTGTGGGCTTTGATGCTAATGGTGACGCTATTCAGGCAACAAAAGCGGCTGCGGCTGTCCGTAAAATCACGATTGAAGCAAACCAGACCGCTGATTTTGAAGATAATGACTTCAGCGGCAAACGCTCCCTGATGGAGTCTGTCGAAGCGAAGACCAAAGACATTATGCCAGTGGCATTTGAATTTAAATGCGTTCCGTTTGAAGGTCTGAAAGAACGTCCGTTTAAATTACGCCTCAGTATTATCACTGGCGATCGTCCTGTACTGGTTCTGCGCATTATTCAGCTGGAGGCGGTGCAGGAAGAAATGGCTAACGAATTTCGTGATCTGCTTGTTGAGAAATTCAAGGACAGCAAAGTAGAAACCTTTATTGGTACTTTCACCGCCTGATTTCATTACTGCAAATGCCCCTGCGGGGGCATTTATGGAAACGTAATTTACTCAATAATCGCCGGATGGTGAGGGATTCTTTTTACCAGAATTCAGCGCGGTGCAGCGCATATACGTGGAGAACAAAATGTCATTTATTAAAACTTTTTCCGGGAAGCATTTTTATTATGACAGGATAAATAAAGACGACATCGATATTAACGATATCGCGGTTTCCCTTTCAAATATCTGTCGCTTTGCCGGTCATCTTTCGCACTTCTACAGCGTCGCCCAACATGCGGTTCTTTGCAGCCAGCTGGTGCCGCAGGAATTTGCTTTTGAAGCGTTAATGCATGATGCAACAGAAGCGTATTGCCAGGACATTCCCGCACCACTGAAACGCCTTCTTCCTGACTATAAACAAATGGAAGAAAAAATAGACGCCGTAATCCGTGAGAAATACGGGTTACCTCCAGTTATGAGTACGCCCGTGAAATATGCCGATCTCATCATGCTGGCAACCGAACGCCGCGATCTCGGGCTTGATGATGGCTCTTTCTGGCCTGTACTGGAAGGTATCCCGGCAACAGAGATGTTCAACGTGATTCCACTGGCACCGGGCCATGCCTACGGGATGTTTATGGAACGCTTTAACGAGTTATCGGAGTTACGCAAATGCGCATGAATGTTTTCGAAATGGAAGGGTTTCTTCGTGGGAGATGTGTACCGCGAGATCTGAAAGTAAATGAAACAGATGCTGAATACCTGGTGCGTAAATTCGATGCGCTTGAAGCTAAATATGCAGCACAGGAAAACAAAGTAATACCAGTGTCAACTGAACTGCCACCAGCAAATGAAAGTGTTTTGTTATTCGATGCTAACGGAGAAGGCTGGCTAATTGGCTGGCGTTCTCTCTGGTACACCTGGGGACAAAAAGAAACCGGAGAATGGCAGTGGACATTTCAGGTCGGGGACCTTGAAAACGTCAATATCACTCACTGGGCAGTAATGCCAAAAGCACCGGAGGCTGGAGCATAATGACCACTTTTACCGACAAAGAACTGATTAAAGAAATTAAAGAGCGTATCAGCAGCCTTGACGTGCGAGACGATATTGAGCGCCGTGCTTATGAAATCGCACTCCTATCTCTGGAAGTAGAACCAGATGAACGCGAAGCTTATGAATTATTCATGGAAAAGCGTTTCGGTGACTTAGTAGATCGTCGGAGAGCAAAAAACGGCGATAACGAATACATGGCATGGGATATGACTCTCGGTTGGATCGTCTGGCAGCAACGAGCTGGTATCCATTTTTCAACAATGTCACAGCAAGAGGTGAAATAATGGAGCCATACAGCCTCACACTCGATGAGGCCTGTCATTTTCTCAAGATATCCAGACCGACTGCCATTAACTGGATACGCACAGGGCGTCTTCAGGCAACACGCAAAGATCCCACTAAGAATAAATCTCCTTACCTCACAACACGACAAGCCTGCATTGCGGCTCTTCAGTCTCCGCTGCATACTGTCCAGGTGAGCGCGGGTGATGGCATAACAGAGGAAAGAAAATGTCACTCTTCCGCAGAGGTGAAATATGGTACGCCAGTTTCACATTGCCGAACGGTAAAAGATTTAAACAGTCTCTTGGAACAAAGGACAAAAGGCAGGCGACAGAACTCCATGACAAGCTAAAGGCTGAAGCATGGCGGGTCAGCAAACTTGGTGAAATACCTGATATAACGTTCGAGGAAGCGTGTGTCAGGTGGCTTGAAGAGAAAGCACATAAAAAATCACTGGACGATGACAAAAGCCGGATCGGATTCTGGCTTCAACATTTCGCAGGAATGCAACTAAGAGACATTACTGAATCAAAAATTTATTCAGCAATGCAGAAAATGACGAACCGGCGTCATGAGGAAAACTGGAAACTCAGGGCAGAAGCATGCAGAAAAAAAGGGAAACCTGTTCCAGAATACACGCCAAAACCAGCGTCCGTTGCAACGAAGGCTACGCATCTTTCATTTATAAAGGCCCTACTAAGAGCCGCAGAGCGTGAATGGAAAATGCTGGATAAGGCACCAATTATTAAAGTGCCCCAACCAAAGAATAAACGGATCCGCTGGCTGGAGCCCCATGAAGCACAAAGGCTGATTGATGAATGTCCGGAGCCATTAAAGTCTGTTGTTGAATTTGCACTGGCAACAGGCCTAAGACGCTCGAACATCATCAACCTTGAATGGCAACAAATAGATATGCAGCGCCGGGTGGCATGGATAAACCCGGAAGAGAGTAAATCAAACCGCGCAATTGGCGTTGCGCTGAATGATACTGCATGTCGCGTATTGAAAAAACAAATCGGGAATCATCACCGTTGGGTATTTGTGTACAAGGAAAGCTGTACCAAACCAGACGGAACGAAAGCGCCAACAGTCAGGAAGATGCGGTATGACGCAAACACAGCCTGGAAAGCGGCGCTGAGACGGGCTGGTATTGATGATTTCAGATTTCACGACTTGAGACACACCTGGGCAAGTTGGCTGGTTCAAGCCGGAGTCCCGTTGTCAGTGTTACAGGAAATGGGAGGCTGGGAGTCTATCGAAATGGTTCGTCGATATGCTCACCTTGCACCTAATCACCTTACCGAACACGCACGGCAAATAGACTCGATCCTAAACCCATCGGTCCCAAATTTGTCCCAGTCAAAAAATAAGGAAGGTACTAATGATGTGTAACTTATTGATTTAAATGGTGCCGATAATAGGAGTCGAACCTACGACCTTCGCATTACGAATGCGCTGCTCTACCAACTGAGCTATATCGGCCCTGAAAGGACATGTTCACGAACGTGAATCACGGTGGACAAGGTTAAAACTAACCGGGCGATGCGTCAATGGCCTTGTGAATCAAATGGCTACTTTTGCATCACCCGGTTTTATTTACGCACGAATGGTGTAATCACCAATGCCGATCCACTTGTAAGTGGTCAGTGCTTCCAGCCCCATTGGGCCACGCGCGTGGAGTTTTTGTGTGCTTACCGCCACTTCCGCACCCAGACCAAACTGGCCGCCGTCGGTAAAACGCGTAGAGGCGTTAACGTAAACAGCGGACGAATCCACTTCGTTAACAAAACGCTGGGCGTTGCGCATATCGCGGGTCAGGATCGCATCGGAGTGTTGTGTGCCGTGTTCACGAATATGGGCGATGGCATCGTCAAGATCGCTGACGATTTTGACGTTCAAATCTAATGACAGAAACTCATCGTCATACTCTTCGGCTTTAACAGCAACCACCTTCGCAGGGCCTGCCTGCAACTGCGCCAGTGCAGCTGCATCTGCGTGTAATGTCACGCCGCTTTCCGCCATTTGTTTGCTTAATGCGGGCAGGAAGCTATCGGCGATGTTTTTATTCACCAGCAACGTTTCAACCGTATTACATGTGCTCGGACGCTGAGTTTTCGCGTTGACGATCACTTTTAATGCTTCAGCGATCTCTACACTTTCATCAACGTAAATATGGCATACGCCTATACCACCTGTGATCACCGGGATTGTCGACTGTTCACGGCACAGTTTATGCAAACCAGCGCCACCACGCGGGATCAGCATGTCGATGTATTTATCCATACGCAGCATTTCACTGACCAGCGCACGGTCAGGATTATCAATCGCCTGCACGGCACCCGCCGGTAAGCCGCAGGATTTCAGGGCGTCCTGAATCACCGCCACCGTTGCAGCGTTAGTGCGACACGTTTCTTTGCCACCGCGCAGGATCACCGCATTACCGGTTTTCAGGCACAGCGAAGCGACATCAACCGTCACGTTCGGGCGCGCTTCATAAATCACGCCAATAACCCCCAGCGGTACGCGACGACGCTCAAGACGCAGGCCGCTGTCCAGTACGCCGCCATCGATTACCTGCCCCACCGGATCGGCGAGGTTGCACACCTGACGTACATCGTCGGCAATGCCTTTCAGCCGTGCGGGCGTCAGTGCCAGACGGTCAAGCATCGCTTCGCTAAGGCCATTGGCTCGCGCGTCAGCAACATCCTGGGCGTTAGCGTTGAGGATGATTTCGCTTTGTGCTTCCAGTTCATCGGCGATTTTTTCCAGCACGCGATTTTTTTCGCGGCTGGAGAGTTGCGCTAATTTATACGAGGCTTGCTTCGCGGCAATGCCCATTTGTTCCAGCAT